GTGGGTACAATTACCTTTAGTTCCATTGTATTAAAATAACCTTTTAGTTTTAGCGTATGGCATACCTGCCAAAGTTAGGTCTGCTCAACTTGTTATACGTTGCATAGCGCAGCGCATCTATGGCGTGGTTGAATGCGTCAATCGGTTTGTTCAGCAGGTTGCCGTTCTTGTCCTCTACCCATTTGTAGTTTTGCAATTCTTTAATTAGGTTGCTGCTTCGTGGTGTTACAAATAGCTTGTGTCGCTTCAGTACGTCAATGCCCACTATGACGCTATCTGCGCCCTTCTGCGTGGGTTTCACGTTCCATCCCATACGATGCAGCTCCTCAATAGATTTGGGTTCAGCAGAGTCAGCAAATACCTCCGTGCGTCTGTCAAGGCCAAGTGAGGCAAGTACGTTGCTGATGTCGGGGTTGGTCATCCCCGTGCGGTAGATAAGCTCATCCACATAAAGATTGTCACCCGACTTATAAACTGCCACAAGTGCAGTTGGGTCGTTGGTGTACCCAAAGTCCATCCCGTGACATAGGAGCGTGGCATCCGTTGGTATCTCTGCCTGCCCGTATTGGAAGATGGTGGCTCTGCTCATACCCCGTTCTCCAAGTCCGTAGATTCTCCAATAGTCGTTATCGGTATCACGCAAGCGTTCTATTTCATTTCGGATGCTGCTATCAAGGAACGGGTTGTCAAGATAAGTGGTCTTAAAGAACTCACAGTCATCTCTCGGTACGACCTTGTCGTAGATCCAATGAAACGCATCCGAAGGGTTGTAGTCAAGGATTGCCCTGTCCTCTGTTCTCATAATAAGCTGCTGCCAATCCTCATACGTCAGCTCGTTGGCTTCGTTAATGTACAGGAGGTTGCGCTTGCGCCCCCGTATCTTCTGCGGTTGGTCAAGGCTGATAAACTCTACAAGGTTGCCGTTTAGGTAGTACTCGTGGCTTGACCTGTTGTGGAAGCTTTCACTGTACAGGTCGTGGTTGCGCAGTATCTCAAAGAAGTCACGCATCACCGAAGCTCGCAGCGCAGGGAACGTCTTACGGCAGATGGTGATGGTCTTGTTTGTTTCTCGTGTGCTATAATAGAAAATTACCCATAGCAGGATGTTGTAAGTCTTTCCGCTACGAGTACCGCCCTGCTCAACGACTATCTTCTTGTCGCTGCGCTTTAGGTGGTTATATACTTTATTGGTCTGAATCTTCGCCAAGCACCTCAATTTGAAATAGCTTGCCCGAAGATACGTCTACCTCTTGGCGTTCCACGTACCCACGCTTCTTGCCTTTGGTCTTTAGAAAAAAGATAGTAGCGGTGGAGTTGCCCTCCTTTATCTGCTTGTGCAGTTGGCTCTCTGCAAAGTCAATGGCTACGTCTGATAGTTCATCGACTGCTGCTTTGTATTCTTTGTCCTCTTGCAGCCATCGGTAATGCGTTTGCCTTGCAATGTCAACACTCTTGCAAGCGGAGGTCACAACCCCTAACGATTTCTCCAACGCATCGAGCATTGCCTTTTTATGGATGTCACTACTTGTCATAAGGCTTGCCGTTAATTTTAATTTCAAGTGAAGGGTCGAGCTTGTGCATTCGGTCTATTATGACTTGGCAATACTTCGGGTCAAGTTCCATACCATAGCACTTGCGGTTGAGTTGGTGTGATGCCACCATAGTAGAACCGCTGCCCATAAACGAATCAATCACAAGTCCACCATCGGGGCAACTGCTTTTGATTGCTCGCTCACAAAGGGGTATGGGTTTAGGTGTTGCGTGACCGCCTTCGCTTCCATCTTTGTTATGTCGAGCGAAGTGCCACACGTTATTCATATTGTCGTGCGTGTTGTTGAAGTAGGCACGGGTTGCATAATAATCCTTCTTCAGTTCATCGTACTCCTTCTTCAGTTCATCGTACTTCTTATGAAATGCGTCAATACCATTGCTTAGACAATAGTCCCGCCAAGAGTTATAGGTGTCCTCTGTTGGCATCATCCACTGACTTTTGTCAAACCAATGACATCCGCTTTTTTCGCTATGGCCTGCTAATCTTTTGCAGTCCTTTATTGTGAGTTTCGCTTTATTTTTTTGATTATCTAAATAATTTACAATAGAATCCCAACCCTTAAAATAATTATCGGCATTATTATTAAACCCTTGAACTCCTAACATAGCAAACAAACACTTCTCGTCTGCCGTAGCGAAGCTTCTCGTATTATCTGAATTTTGACCTTGACCGTTACCTTTATCCCAAGTTATTAGATTCCTAAATGTGAGTTCTCCTTGTTTTGCGTATGGTTTTAGGATGTTGGTATAAATGTCCATCAATGGCTCATCAATGCCCCAACAGTACCAAGAGCCGTTATCCTTGAGGTGACTGAACTGAAGTGGAATCCATTGCTCGTTAAACTCAAGGAGGTCATCATAGTTAAGGTTGTCGTTTAGAACTCCATCATTCTCCTTCTTCATCCCGTAAGGCGGGTCATTGTGTGCAAGGTCAGCCTTCTGTCCATCCATCAGCCTTGCGACTGCATCGCTATCGGTAGAGTCCCCACATAGCAGACGGTGGTTGCCTATCTCTATTAAGTCCCCTAAGACTATGTCTGTTTTTATTTCGGATGGTGCTTCGTAGTCATCCTCTTCGGCTTCAACCACAGGAGTATTGTCAAAGGGCAGTTCAAGACCCCAATCTTCTAATGCCTCTACATCCCATTGGTTAGCGAGCAAGTCCCAATCCCATTCTCCGAATCCTACGTTGTCTTTGATTATGAACTCCAACTTCTGTGCATCGGTCAGTTGGTCAGCAACAATGATGGGTACTTCCTTCAGTCCTGCCGCAATACACGCCTTTAAGCGCATATTCCCCCCAAGCACTACCATATTGCCATCCACTACGATTGGGCGCAGCTCAAGCATCTGTGGGAACTCCTGTATGGACTTTACAAGCTTCTTGAACTTGTCATCCTTTATGATTCTTGGGTTGGTTGGGTTTGGTATGATTGTACCGATTGCTGCTCTTTGCATAACTAAATAACTCTTTTTGATAGGTGGTGGTTGTGTGTTGCTTGAAGTCGCTCCTTCCATTCTTTAATATCCCCGTATGCAACGTGGCAGGCACGGCATAGTGCCATCAGATTTTCTATGGTATCAGCAATTTTGCTTCCACCCATACCTCTTGACTCTATGTGGTGGATGTCTACGGCTTGGCCTTGACATACCTCGCAGGGGATAAAGTCAGTTGTGGAGTAGCCCATCCCTTTGAGATAGACCTTTGTGTGGTTCTTCACCTTTGGTAAATCCAACAGTCATCAATGAACGTAGCTCGTGGCAATAGTTCATCTACCGCTTGGATTACACCCTGCCAATGTTGATGGTAGTCATCTCCTGCGATGAAGCCTCCCTTCTTTACTTTGGGCAGCCATAGCTTGATGTCCTCCTTTACCGCTTCATAGGTATGGGTTAGGTCTATGAATACCACGTCTAACGATTCGTTGGCAAACTTCTTTGATGCTGCTTTAGATGTTGCTTTGATTACATTGTATTTACGCTCTCCCATATTCTCTAAGAACAGGTCGTAGATGTCTACCTCCGTTGCGAGCTTGTGGGTGGTGGTGAGTTCGTTTGGTGAACCCTTCCAAGAATCAATGATTGTGATGTTTTGGGATGTTGCTTTGTCGCATAGGTAGGCTGATGACTTACCGAGCCAAGCCCCCAACTCTACGAACGTGCCGTCTTCGGGCATATTGGCAAGGAGGTAGTCGTATGCTGCTTGGTGGTTAAACCACCCGTCTATTTGTTTACTCGTTTTCATTTTAGGGCGTTGTAGTAGCAAAGGTACTGCTCTACGCAGATAAGTGTGCCGAGCCTTGCGGCTTCACTTGCAAAGATGCCATCGGCCTCATACACATTTTCAAAGCGCAAGTTGGGCAGGTCGTGGGGCTTAAACATATAACAGGCGGTGTCTATGTTGCCGACTTGTGGTTGGTCGGTAGGGCGCAGCCTACCTATTTGCCCCCACGTTACGATTGAGCAATCAAGTCCGTTTAGGTTGTTCCACTCCTCAAGGAACTTTGGGTGCAGGATATTGTCATCATCCAAATAGTACACCCAATCTTCTTTGGTAAAGGAATCAGCATACAAGTCAAGGAACTCATTGCGTAGGGGGTTACCCATATCCCCCGTGCGTGTAGAGTAGTGTGTGATTGATGCGCTTGTTGCTCCCTTGTAGTTGGTAGAGGCATCCATCATCACCACCCACGTTGCGTACGCAGGGATATGTTGTTTTAACCTTACAAGGTTATGAGGGCGTGAGCAGGGAGTGACTATGTAAAGCATCGTAGTTCGTTTATCTTGTCCATTGTGAAGTCCTGCACAAACTCGTATAACGATTCCGTTAGGTCTGCCACTTGGTTGGGGTTTTCTTTTAGCCTCTTGATTGCTCCCGCCCATTCGCTCGGGTGCTTGATGGCAAGGCAATTATCTTTAGTGATGTATGGTGAATAGGGTTGCGTGTTGCTCACTATTAGAGCGCACTTGCTGAACCCTGCCTCAAGCATCTTCAGGTGCGACTTGCACTTGGCAAACTCTGATGTTGTTAGCGGTACGAGGCTTACATCAAAGAACTCGTAGAGCTTGTGGTAGTGTGTTGGTGGCATCGTTGGCAGCCTATGGCTTGCCTTCATAATATCGGGGTAGCCATCTACCTCTGCCACATACCCTTGATAGCCCTCAAGGTTGATTGTGGACTCTCTTACGTCTGCTGCGTGGTGGTTGCCCCCAATATACCCGAAGCGCACTTCTTCGCTTGGTTCTCTCCCTACCTGCCACGTTGCTACGCTGATTGCATTGGGGATGATTCGGATGTTGGTATTGTACTTCTTGACCTTTGAGGCAAGGTGCTTGTTTGTCACCCATACCTCATCTGCTGCTTTCATAGAGCGCACGATGCGAGTTCTCATCTGCTCAACGTAAAGACCCTGCAAAGGGTGCGTAGGGGGCAAAACCCACCAATCATCATTGTCAACGATTAACTTGATGCCCTCCTTACGGCAGAGCTTTACGAAGTCATCAAACGGCTCAACAGGAAATGCACGGCTTGCAAAGATGTGAGTGACCTTCGGCCACATCTCGGGGTCAATGTCCGTTATCTTCTCAATAAAAAAGACATCTACATCCTTGTGGCATATCAAGGGTGCAAATGTCCTGTGGTGTGATACACCCGAGTTCTGCTTGTGGAAGGCAAGCACAAAGGGTCTAATCATACGCTCGCCTCTTGGTCTTTGAACCATTGCGCCATCGCTTTGCGGTCTAAATATCTTACCCACATCCGAGCAGCTACTGCCCTGCGTTGGGGTTTGAAGGGGTAGGTGCTACGGAGCTGCGCCATAGCAATCCTCATAAACTGATCTTGCATTATTCTTTGGTATTTCAGGTGTTGCAAAAAATGCAACAATTGGTTTGATGTTAAAGTTTGGTGTTCCAATAGTATTCGCATTGGCCGTGCTTGACAGGTACGCCAACAAAGAACGATTGGTACATATCCGTAGGGGCGGTAAAGCGGTAGCACGTTTCTTTGAGGGCGCAGCCCTCGCCCGTGCATTTGGTGATGTCGGTCATAACGTGCCTACTATTGTGTATGAGTCCAAGTCCTCACCCAAGATGAAGAACTGCTTGTACATTTCAATAGCCTCAAGGGTCTTGCGTTCTCCCTCTGCCACGAACTCGGGGCTTACAGAGTAGATGCCTATGTCAAGGCTTGCCTTGTCAATAGCGACAAAGAAAAACTTATCAATCGGCACTCCGAACAATCGGGTGTAGATAAATGCCTGCACATCGTATCCGTACTTCTTTGCAGAATAAGGGAATGCTCGTAGGTCGGTTGTTGTTTTTAAGTCAGCCAAGAATCCATCAGCATAGATGTCAGCCTTCGCCCTAAAGGGCAGGCCGCCAATCATACCAATCTTCGGCACCTCAAACTCGCAGCCTGTGATAAGCCCAAGCACGTTCTCGTTGCGCAGGAGCGCATCAGAGATGCGTTGCGCCTCGTTGTACTCTTTGCGGGTGCATAGGTTGCGCTTGCCCTTTGCATCCTGCCACGCCTTTGCGTTCTTGCTCTGCACCTCAATCACCTCGTAGTCCGCCACCCTGTGCGGCTCAAGAGCCATCAGGTGAACGAGTCTGCCTACCGCAAACGCATCGGAGTCCTCGCTGCCATATTTTGTAACGTAGTGGTACGTCTTGGGTGATGTCAGCAGCAGCTTACAAGCCGAAGATGACAGGGCGTTCTTGCCCAACACTCCGTAGTAAAAGTCATCATCGTGCATCTTCTCAAGGACTGTCTCCATATCCCAAGTGCTGCCATCTAAAAGTTCTATTATTTTCATTTTGTTTCTGTTTTGAATGTTGCTTCATACCATTGGTCAAAGGGAACACGAAGCAGGGCATCGTGGTAGGCAATACGCAAGGTAACCTTCTCAATGGTTTCTATGTCTTTGAGGATTGATTCGGATATGTCTACCGACTTGAGCTCTCGGAGTAGTTGGGATATAGTTTGATATTTCATTTGATTGGTTTTAATTATTCTTCTGACGCTACTTGAGTTGCCCAATTCATCCACTTAATGTAGATGTCATCGGCAAGGCTTGGTATATCCCTGTAAATGGATGTGGTAGGGTATGCGGTGGTGTTGGTATAGCCATCCTCATTGTATGACTCCTCTATGTATGTGATTTGCATCTCGTACTCGTAGAAGTCTGCAACGTGAACGTAGCCAAGCCACTTGGCAAGAATCTCATCGGAGTTCTTGTCATCGGGGTTGTAATCCTCAAGGGCATCCCAATAAGACTGCGGTAGCAGGTCGGCATCTTCAAGCCAAAACTTTAGGTCGTTGTATGTGAATATCATATCCCAAGAAGTTCAAGAGTCCATAGGTATGCCCAAAACGTCAGCGCAAGAGCGCAGAAGTATGCCGTGTTTTTAAGTAGTAGTTTCATTCTGATTGGTATTAAATGTTTGTCAAATATATAACAAATAATTTAATTACCAACAATGCAACAAAAAAAAAGAGGACTACTTGCCCTCTCTGAATTGCGTGTAGCAAACTGCTACTGCTTGGTCTTTGTCTTGGTACTCGCTTCCGATAGCCTCCAAGCAGCGTTGGATGTATTCGGCTTGCTTTTCTCCGCTTTGAACTTTAGGTATTGGCATAGTGTAAAAATAAATTGATTTGATTAAATAGTTGCTCCTTATCTAAGATGCCTTCCTTGCCGTAGTAAACATAAACATAGGGTGCAAACTCCTGCTTGTATCGCTCATTCTTGGCGCGGTGCGCCTCCTTTGCTCGTAGTTGGTAGGGGCTGCCCATTGCTTTGTAAGACTCAGGCTTGATTTGCAAGCCGAGCATCAGGGTTTTGTTGTAGAACATCTCCGCATCAATGCAGTAGTCGTGGTCAATGTTAAAGGTGGTCTTCTTAAAGTTCGCATCGGGGAACGCTGCGTTCAGCTCCTTTACTACAATCAGCTCCTTTTGGTAGCCGTTCCACGTCTGACCGATTACACGATGCCAAATGTATTTTTTAATCTGTTGCTCCTCAACATTCGGTAGCCTGCTCTTTAGTTCTTCATATACAACGGTCAGACCCTCGAAGCCTTGCATCTCCTTGTAGTATTCTTGCCACCCTTCCTGTGTGTTTAGGGTGGTGCTTTCATAATAATCAGAGATTAACCGCATACACTCACCGACATACACCTTGCCAAAGAATTGGTTTATCTGTGAGTTCTTGTTTAGCTCACTAAATAAGGTGTTGGGGATGTCAATAGTATAAAACACTAATAGGCGTTGTAAAGGGTCTCAAGCTCCTGCAACCTACCACGAAGGCAAGAGCCGCAGTTCGTTGGCTTCACCGAATCCTTAAAGACTCGGTTGTAGATTCTATTCACTTCCGTCTGCTCAATAGCGGTGACGGTGTTCCTGCCTCGCATCTTGCCAACAAACTCGTATTCTTCTTTGGTCAAGCATTCAGGCTTCCTGTACCTAAATAGTTTGTTGAGTTTCTCCTTACGGGCATCACAACCGCAGTCCACGCCTGTGGCTTCGCTAAACCAATCTACCGCAGCCTTGATGCCTGTGGCAGTTGTGATTTGCTCAATGGTATCACCCAAGCCGCTTGGCTTCTTTGTACGCTTGGTAGGTGTCTTGGCAGTCTTCTTGGATTCGCTCTCTTGCATTTTTTAGTGTGTTGAATATGGAACGTGCTGATATTTTTGTCTCATCCGCTAAAGTACGGATGCTCATATCGGTGTTGTGGTATAGTGCAAATATCTTTTTGTCGTACCAATGCCAATCGGTTTGTGTTGACCACACCCTGTCGTAGAGTTGGATGAGTTGTACCTCCGCATCTTCGTTGGCCTCCTCGTAGATAAACTCCTCAAGGATGTCCACATCTACAAACTCAAACCTTGCCCTTTGACGCATCAACGTGGCGTACATATTTCGCAGCGTAACGTACACGAAGAAGGTGTTGACCTCCGTTTCGTTGTACATTATCTTTTCCGCATCATCAACGTACTTGTACAATCTGACGTACATCTCCTGCGTAAGCTCTTGGGCAAGGTCATCACTTGCGCCAAAGCTCTTGCACATCCGAATCCAATCCGTCTGCCGCTTTGCTAATACTGCGAGGAGTCCCAAGTGATTTCTACGATTATCACAAACAATGCAAATTGCACGGTGTGCATCACAATATCTTCTTCAAGATAATCGGTCTTTGACCAATTCGCCCCAACTACAAGCCCATAGATGGGGTAAAGTCCTACGTTAAAATTCATCAAATGTGCGTTTAAGAGTTAGATACAATTCCTTGTATTTAGATAACTCCGCAACGACTTCATTGAGTTTATTTAGTTCCAATTCTAAAGATTGAAAGTCAGGCTTGTCAATACAGGCCATCGGGTTTTCTTCAAGAACGCAACAGGCAACCTTGTAGTAGTGCTGATAGTCCCCGTAGATTAGGCGGTCTTTGTGCATCCTTACGGCATAGGCTACCGAGCTATGGTCTTTGTCTATGGCCTCACCAAGTTCGTGCAGGGTGGCGTGGTTGCGGAATGCTGATACGAATGCTGCTCTTGCAGTAGATTCTTTATGCGCACGGCTTCCATTGTCTTGGAACCCAAGACGTGCATAGTACTGTTCTTTAGATACTTTTAATTGGCGTATTTCAAATGGTCTCATTAGCATTTGCAGCGTTTGACTCTGCCCTCGTTGTAATTGGTTATTATTTTAGTTATCGGCATAGTGAAGTGCTTGTGATCTTTTAGTCTTTTGAACTTCATCTCACTCGCCCATTCCACTAAATTGTCATCTTTGTCTTGGATAATGGTGTAGTCCACCACGAGGTAGTCCACTCCATCTACTGCAAAGCATTCGTACTTTTGAAAGGGGGAGAATATCTGCCTCATAGATTGTCCTCTATTATCCCTTGCAGTCTTTGTATCTCGTAGTGCATCTGCTCGCTATCAACTCGCAGCTTGGCGTTGGCAAGGTACATCTCGTTCATCTTGCCTTCGGTAAATTGGCGATAGTCAATAAACTGCTGAAGTAGTAGGTCTGCGTAGTGGCAGCTCATAACGTGGTGCAGGATGTCATCTTGTACTTCTCTGCCTTTTGCTTTGTCTGCTGCTTGCTGCGCCAACCACATCGCAGTACCTGCAAGCATCAACTGCTTCTCCCTTATGTAAAGGTCGTGGGAGTCATCAGAAGGGTACATCGCTCGCAGGGGTTTCATCCATTTTAATTGGCAGCAAGTTACGCCCGTTTATCACAAACCCTACGTTACCTAAAACACTCTGCAAAATTAAGGGAGTTTCAAGTGGCGTGATGCGCCCACCCGATTCCATCTCCTTGACCTTACGAACGTGGATGTGCGTGTAAATCCAATCGGTTTCGTGTGCAGCGAATCGGTGAATCACGATTACGCAGTCCGACCTGTTGCCCCACTTACCACCACCTTCAATGTCTGATGTGTTGGGAGGCATCGCCATCCCTTCGTACTTGTGGCCTTTGTAGAATGTCTTGCGCATTGCTTCGGTTACGGGGTGAGCGTTTACGATTGTCGTGACGTTGTTCTGATGCGCAAACACCCGAAGGGCAGAGGCTACCTCATAATGGTATTCGTGCATTCCCGTCTTGCCTAATTTCTTTTGGTCTGTTGATAGGGAGTTGTAGGGGTCTATCAAAGCACCTGTGTAGTTCCATTCGTTCTTGATGCTGCTCATAACCTCAAGAAGTTCGAATGCGGTAAAAAGGCGATTGCCGTCAATAAATTGGAAGTACTCGTTGATGAAGTCCAACTTGCGGTACATCATCCCCTCATCAATCCCTTGAATGGGTTTGCATACCAAGAACTCAATGAGCTTGCGCTTGAGGCTTGGCACTTCGTTTTCTGCGGAATAGATGAGCCACTTCTTGCCGAAGTTGTACGACTGCAAGAGCATTAGATAAAGCAGCGTGTGGGTCTTGCCTACGTTAGCGTGGCCTACTACTACCACAAATTCACCGTCTTTAAGTCGAAGGTATTGGTCTATCTCATAAACACCGAGCTTGCCCGTGTCGTAGTACTTGCCCTTGAGGGCGCGTTGGAGGTATGGTAACGAAGACTCGTTAGAAAGAAGGTCGGGGTGTATCATTGATTCTGATTGGTTAGCAAATATAACAAAATAGTTGACATAAAAAAACCCCTCCGTAGAGGGGCTTCACACAACGACCTATTAAAAACCAATCAGAAAGGGTCGTTGCGATTTGCGAAATGCTCGGTGTGTGATGCAGGAGCTGAACTTGCACCTGTCATCCAAGCGTTAAAGGTCTCTGCGTTGGCAAGGATGGTGTTGACATCGTGTTGCGCAGCACAAGCGTACTCAACCGCAGCCTTTAGAGCAACCTGTCGGATGATTGAAAGTGAGCGCTCATCGTTATTTTTAGGCGCAGATGGAGCTGATTGGTTATAGCCTCCACCGCCAAAAGCATTGGCACGTTGGATTTTCACCGTGCCTTTCTCGTTCTTGGTGTACTCTACCTCATCGCCTACGGCATAAGGAGGGGTCTGTGATTTGGCAAAGGCAGTACCGAAGTCTCCATTGTCAAAGCGAACCTCAAGCTTGAATAAATCTTGCCATTGGCCTGTTGGGGTGATTGAAATAATTTTTGACATAATAGATTGGTTTTAGATAAATAGAATTGATTGCTGCTGCAAAACCTCAATACGAGCTTCAAGCTCTTGTACCTTGTTTTGAAGTGCTTGGATTTGTGCTTGTTGCACTTGCACCATCTCGGTGTAAACGTCTGAACTGAAAGATAAAGTCATAACTTGATTGGTTTTAAGTTATGCAAATATACAACTAATTATTCTACAATCACTCCCTCAAAAATAATTTCTGCGGTGTCTTTAGCAATGGCTTCGCTATGTACGAGTATAATTTGTTTCACATACTTTGGGCTATCGTCACGAATAGCTCCCCACTTCTTCAATGCGTCAAGCGCAAACTTCACCGCCATAATAGAATTGTCTACGTCATACCTGTAATTCACAAGGCAGGTAATGTGTACGTCTGTTATTTGTACGCAGTCCATTGCGTAAAGCTGCTCAAGAACTTCATCGCAATGTTTGTCCTTTGCATTTTTGCGAACTGTCCAATGCCTTGATGCATAAAATGCATTTAAGCTCGGAACCTTTGTGACTACGACCTTGTAGCTTTTCAATTATCGGGGATCAGATAGCCGCATTGGATGGCGAAGTGCAGGTCTATCTTGGCAATCTCACCGAGTAGTTCTTGTTCTTTGTATTTCGCCTGTTGGCGAGCTTGGTATGAGGCTTCGCAGTTAGACATCAGCGTAGCGCACTCCTCAAGGATAAAGTCTATCTTCCTTCGCTTGGCAGGGTTAGTATAGTACTGCATACTTTCCTGTTGTTGTTTGGCTTCCTTCGCTTGTTGCGCTAATGGTTTGCTGCTCATCTTGGCGTTCAAGTTCAAAATTTAGGTGAGCGATGGCCTTGCGGATGTCATCGCAGATAGGATTGTGAGGTTTCTTGCCTGCACGCATTAGGTAGGTGAGGGCAGTTCCAAGATTGTAATTATCAGGTTGGAAGTCCATCACCACATCCTTCGCCTCTATCTTCAACGTCTTGCCGATGTAGTACTTTGGTGTCATTAGCCAAAGGTACATCATCCCAATAAATGTAGATGTGGTCATTCATTATTTAGAATCATTACATATTAGCATAAGGACTTGCGTATGTCAATTTTATTTTGTTTTTTTTACAAGTTAACTTGATTAGTTACTTAACTTAATCAACTTTCAAGTTGATATTAGTTAGTAGTTAGTCAACTCTTAACTTAACCAAACAACTTAAAGAAAAAGAAACTTAATAAAGAAAAAGAAAGAAGTTTCGTTTTAACGCATCCAAATACCTCAAGGCATACACTTATACCATTTTAGTATTTAAGTGCAGCAGAAGCCAAATAAACCTACTCTACGAGCTTATCTATCCACTTCTTTACGAAGTACGCAGCGACCAAAATAAATATAAGCAAAACTGCTCCTCCCTCAAGAGTCCATCCCCTCTGCTTGCGCTCCTTCGTTAGAATCTTGGTCTGTGTAACTCGGATGGTATCGGGCAAGCAGGTTGCCTCAACGTACACCTTTCGGTCTATGTACTGGAGCTGCAACCTTACCTTGTCTTGGTAGATTGTCGTGTCCTTGTAGAGTTCCAGAGTGTCGGTTAGGTACTTTGTCTTGGTGACAATTACCGTGTCCCGAACAACTACACTCTGAAGGACTGGTTTCACAGTAGCGCAACTGCTAACTACCGCAAGAGTCGCAGTCAGCAGGATTGTCCACATTGCAAGTCGGTTGGGGTTTAATTTCAAGTTCATTGAGCCAGTTATCAAAAGGTGAGGTATTTAGTTTTGCCATTGTGCTTTACTGCTTTTAGGATTTGTTTTCGGTTCTTGCTACTTGAGTAACTAACGTGAACCCACGATGGCGCAGTATCAGAGCCAAATTCCCAAATGAGTTGGTCAAAGTCCAAATTGTCCTTAATCCAATGGAACAACACATCATTGCCTGCTTCGCACTTGAGGTCGGCTGCTTGGCCTTGAACGTGCTGCGAGGTCTTCGCTCCCCCTACTTTGCTATTCACCGCAGGGCTGCGGTATGCACTCGTTACTTTCACCGCACCCAATGCGTCTCTCGTGGGTTGTAAGACCTTTTCTGCAAGCGCACGAAGGTTGGGTTCCAAGTGCTTGGGTAAAGCGTTAGGAAGCCCTGTTTTTGTAGCAGTCAGTTCTGCGAGGGTAAAGTTCTTGGTCACGTTTTTAATATCAAAAGTTGGACATTTTACACATTATGCTCATTTGACTTTACACTTTGCGTGATTTATGCTCATTTGAATTAGCATTATTCGCTTTTTGCATAGTGCTTAATGTGCCTTTAATTGCACAATTTGTAGTCATAATGTACATTAAAACGTACATTAACAGGTAAAGTGCGTCTTAATGCACATTTTAACGACCTTGACTCTTGTAAGGCTTGGAGTAGTTCTTACTCGCTTTGTTGGCAGATGCACTCTTGGAGTGCTTGCCTCGCTTCTTGCTCTTACTTATTCGTTGGCTTACCGCCTGCTGCTTTGCCATCTTCTTTACCATCTTTAAAAAAGAAAAGTGCGAATGCACCCATCATAAACGCACTCACCTCCGTGAGCGTGGCCTTCTCGTAAAACACAAGCACAAAACAAAGGCCGATAATAATCAGCCCAAGTAGAGTAGTCTTCGGGTTACCGAAGATGCGCTCAATTAGCACCTTTGTCCTTCTTGTAGTCCCTTCGCCACTTCCAAAGAGTGTACGCAAGTGAGGTTACAAGTACGGCTAAACCCAACGCTTGATGGGCGTAGCTTACGAGAAGTCCTGCTCCCGTTAAAGACCAAGACGTGATTACGCTATCAGCCGACTCCTTTGTCATTTTCTTTTAGGGTGTTCTCGTAGGCTTGAATCAGTACACGGACTTCATCTAATTGCATTAGTAGATTCGCCTCTTGCTGCTTTAATGCATCAAGCCGTTGTTGTAGGTGTTCCATCAGTAGGGTAATTCCCTGCTAATTTACGCTTCTTCGCCTTCTGCTACAACTTCTGCAACGGGTGCAGGAATCATCGCCCAAGCATCGTTGGCAAGGGTGCGGTAGTAGCCATCAACTCCCAATACCTCATCGGCAGCAGGGTCGTTAACTGCAAGCACGGTGCGCCAATAAGATGAGGCGATTACGGCTCCGTCTTTGGTAACGTCAGTTGTTTTGCGGACTGCGATAGTTCCGTCAAGGCTGACGTTGAATTCGCTGATGTAGATTACTTCTTCAATCATTTTGTTTAGTTTATTAAGCAGTATAAGTTACGTTTAGGATAATTCGGCCTTCGGAATCGTAGGAAACAGATGTTAATGAGCCTCCACCTGTGGGTATTTGAACAAAATCAATTCTTGTAGTTCCGCTTGCAAGGTAAGCCAAAGCATAGTTATTTGCGGTCAGCGTGATTCCGTCTAAATATCCAATGGTTACTGCGGGATTATTAAGACCTGCATCAGTAAAAGGCAATCCCGCTATTGTTAAATTCCCCGTTCCCGTTCCGCTATTATATCCTAAATCAATTTGACAAGAAACTTGTCTTCCAATTTTAGTGTATCTTGCCAATTGTGTTGTATAGGTAGCAGTTCCTGCGGTTGTGCTTCCTGCAACAGTCGGAGTAAAAGTGCCTTCTTCGTAGTCATCAAGGGCGTTGGCTGCTGCGGTGTCCCCGTTGAATTGAATACCGCCCATTCCGCTTTTTAAACGGATGTAACCGTTGGCTGTTACTTTTACATCATCAAATGAAGTACCTAAACCTAAACCAATATATTGGTCTACTCCTGTTGCTCCGCCTTGATATACAATGTTTCCATCATTAGTGGTTTCATCGGTAAGAACCATTCGTGCAGTATAGTTTGCGCCACTATTTCCAACACGAAATAGAGGGGATGGAGAAGCCCCTGCAACAGAACCTAAAACGTGCAACTTGCTTGAAGGCGAACTCGTGCCGATGCCTACGTTGCCTGCGGAGTCAATGGTCAACCTTGTGTTTGTAGTTAAATCAGATGTTCCAATTTTGAACTTATCTGAATCACTATCATCTACACCAAGCGTAAATGTCCCAATATCGTTAATAAAAAACTTTAATTGTGGGTCACCATCTGCTGCTGAATTATCAATTCCAACAACAGTCCCTGTGTCACTTGAACGAAACATTGCAGTAGCAGTGGCAGCACTATTTACTTGAAATTTGAAAGTTGGGGCATTCGTACCAATACCCACATTACCCGTAGATAAAGCAAGAGCCGAATCATTACCTAATCCATCAGATAGGTATTTAACCGTTGCGCTAATCGGCCCGTTGTCCGTAACCTTAATAAGGCTATCGTATGTGTCCTGTGGGGTTGTCCCCGTTAATGTTGTTCCCATTTCTAATTATTCCAAGTTGTTGACCAAGTGTTCCAAATTTCTTCTATCAACTGCCAAGCACCTTGCTCGTTGTTGCCGTATAAGTTTGTAGTAGGATGACCATAAGACAATGGCTGAACCATACCCCAAGAGATACTATTCGTTGCTGCTGCTTGACCCCAATAGATGTCATTGTTTGCTGCTCCTTGTCCCCAATCGCCTTGAACTCCCATTGTCTAAATAACTCTTTAACTTCACAATGTTGCTACGCTTCGGAGTGTAGGTCTGTTTCTTGCTACTCATAAAACCCAAGATGCAAAGTTGGCGTCAGTATCGGGGTAAACGTCAGCGTTGTTGTTGGCGTTGTACTCGGGGAATGAGGCTTGGTTGTAGCTCATATAAGTGATGAACCTGTCGGTATAATACTGCGCTAAGTCACGAGCCTTGTTCACCAAATAGTCAACCTCTATCTTTTCTGCGGTGGTGCTATTCTCGGAATTGTGCTTGAACACCCCACCATTGCCTACGGTGTATGCTGCGAAGGGGAGGTATTCGCACAAGGCCCATTGGATTAGCATTGGTTGCAGGTAGTCTGAAACTAACGCGAGGTAGGGGTTGGTCAAAGTGTTTGCAAGAATGTCCGCACTAATCTTATCGTATAGCTTGGTTCCTGTGTAGTTTTGAATATGAATATCTTGAGCGATAGCGATGAACTGAGTAAATTTGTCGGTATCAAGGTTGCCGCTTATTAGCGTATTGCGTACGAGGTCTTCCCTCTTAATCCATAGAGCCTTCATATCTTAGTTTTTATATCCTTTTGTTGGTGTTTCAATAGGGGCGATAGCAACCATCGGGTCATTTTTCTCGGGGCGGAACCCCATACGAATGGCTTGGTTTACGTTGATAATATCCGTGCCGTTCAAAGAGCCTCCCCCGTAAATCTTGCCCTCTTTAGTTAGCTTCTTGCGGTAGATTCTACGCTCCCAACGATGGTGGCAGTTTGCACCGCCCTTGTAAAGCCATACGCTATACCTTTCACCCTGTGCTTCTGCTCCACCCTTTGAACTCAATGCCTCTACATCCTCCTTGCGGTAAACCCTTTTAGCACC